AGAGTAGATTGCGCATTTTAATTAAGATTGGGGTGGTCTTCGGACCACCTCTTTCTACTAAACAGGAGTTTTAAATGGAAAGAAAAACTATGAAAGTTATCTCAGAAACAGATTTATATGTATCACTAAAAACTGGTGATGCTGTTCGTTTATACGCAGGAGAAGCAAGAGAATTCCCAGAGTATATTGGATATGCTTGTATACAAGCTGGGGCTAAAGAAGTAAGAGAAAAGCCCAAAGCTAAAACAATGGAAGCTGTTATAGAAGAAACTACAGTAGTAGCAAAAACAAAACCTAAAACAAAGAAAAAATAGATGGCAGGAACGTTACAAGCACAGCATATTTTATCCAGAGTGCGTAATACACTTCAGGATAATGCTGGTGTGCGTTGGCCGGACGGGGAGCTGTTTGACTATTTAAGTGATGCTCAAAGAGAGATTGCTAATTTTCGTCCTGACTCTACTGCAACTCATGCAAACGTACAATTAGCTACTGGTACAGAACAGACTATACCTGCTGATGGGTTACGTTTATTAAATATTGTAAGAAATATGTCTGGCACTGCTACCAGTGCAACAGGTGGTAAAGTTATACGTAGAACTGAGTTTGATGCTATAAATACTATAGACCCAAACTGGCATGACCCTGCAGCTACTGGAGATGCAGCTCATGGTACTTTAATTGACCATTTTATGTTTGATCCAAGAGACCCTAGAAAATTTTATGTTTATCCCGGAGTTTCTGGTAATGCATTTGTAGAAGTTGTGTATTCTAAAAACCCTACCAGTATTAGTGCTGCTACAGACTTAATACAAGTAGATGATATTTTTGCAAACCCCCTAATGGACTTTGTAACTTATAAAGCTTATTTGAAAGATGCAGAAGCGGGTGGCGGTTTACAAAAAGCTACTGCTTATTTTAATTCTTTTCAAGCAAGTCTAGGTACTGGTTTTGCTCAACAAGAATCCAATGCACCACAAGCGGAGGCGATGAGAAACAATGGCTAGTTTTGAAAGTTTAATAAAAGACGTGCTACCTTATGTTCCGGGTTGCCCAGATTCTTTGATTAAAAATAATTTACGTTCCGCAACTATAGAACTATGCGAAAAAAGCAAAGCTTTTACTTATGATTTAGATCCGATAACTACTATAGCGGGGACTTATGAGTATGAGTTTGACCAACCTAGCGGTACAGATGTACATCAAATATTATGGGCTACCTATGACGGTAACGATTTAGACCCTATTAGCCCAAGAAGTTTAGAGTTAAATTATCCAGACTGGCGAGATAAATCAGGTATACCAACTGTGTACTTACAAAAAACTCCGGATACTTTTTGGTTAGTGCCAGTGCCAAATGCAAAAAATGTAAATGGTTTGTTATTAAACGTAGCTTTAAAACCTAGCAGAACTACAAACAGTATAGATACTAATTTTAGTAATGATTATCGAGACGGTATACTTTATGGAACAATTTACAGATTACTAAGAATACCGGGTAAAGAATGGACTAACCCCCCAGCTGCAGCTGACTATTTTAATTTATTTCAGTCAGAAATAACGGATGCAGAATTAAGAGGTAGAGGGGGTAATATAGGTGTAAAAAGAACAGTTAAGTATAAAAGTGCAGGTTTGTCCCCAAGGAAGAGGTATGGACGCTATGGTAAAGAGCTGGACTATTAGAGATGGATTGGTCGTTGAGGCTATTCCGTTAGAAGATGTAAAAGCTGCTTATAGTAATATTGAAAAAGATTTACATCATGTAAGCGCCAAACTTAACGCAGAATGGATTCCGGCAGATATATATGCTGCCTTACGTGCAGGAAGTGCTGAACTTTTTGTTATGTATAAAAATGATTATTATGTAGGCTTTGGTGTCCTTACTTTGAAAGATAACTTAGATGGAGAAAAAAGCCTTTTTATTTGGGTAGCTTATGCGAAACCTGAGTATAATGTAATAAAAGAAGGGTTTAATTTTTTAGATAAATTATCTGAAGATTTAAATGTAACAGGAATTGAATTTAATTCCACCCGTTCTGGATGGACTAGAATGGTAAATAGATACGGATATACAGAAAAAACTAAAGTTTTTAGAAAAGAGGTATAAGTATGGGTGGCGGTCCTGATCCTGTTGACTACCAACCGGGTGAAACTGAAAAAATACAAGCTTCAATTGCAAAAGCTGACCAAGATTATTTCGAACGCACTTATGACCCTTTGTTAAGGGAAATGAGAGATGAAGCTCGTAGTTCTAATGCACAAAGAACCCTACGTGGTAGAGCTCAGGCAGATACTATGCAAGCTTTGACTGGGCAACCTCTTGCCCCCGGAGTCACTAGTGCAGTAGACAGTGCTGCAAATATGGCCTCTGGAGCTGTTGGACAAATGCTTTCTGCAAATGTAACAGCTAAAAACGTAAAAGACCAACAAGGGCTAAATGTATTAGGTATTGCTCGTGGGCAAGCAGCGGATGCTGGCAGTGCTTTGGCACAAGCTTCTAAATTAGAGAGGTCAGAAAGACTCGCAAGAGCTGCAGAAAAACAAACAGTAAGAAGAGCAAATAAAGCTATGTTGGCAAATATTGGGATGTCAGCGGGTAAAGTCTATGCAAGAAATAGACTTCAGTATTTAAAAGATAATCCAAATGTTTTAGGATAAAGGTAATTAAATATGGGATCACCAAGAGCATCACAAGCAAGGATTAATGAGCTAAATAGACGTAACCGAAACCTTAATACAAAAGTTGGGCAACAACAGTATTTAGCAGATCAAAGGCAACGTTTTGGGCTCGATGCTGTAGCTACCCCTGATTTTGAATTTGCAAATACCGCAGTTAGACAATATGGTCGTTATATAACTGATTTCCGACCATTTGAAGAAGAAATGTTAGCTAAAAGAGATGACACTAGTATTATAGATGCTGTACCAGAAGATGTAGCACAACAAACACAAATTGCTAGAGATGTAGCTAGACGTAACAGAGAGAGGTTAGGTTTTGAGGAGACAGCGGCGTTAGCTCAAGGCAGACAAGCTGCTACGCAAAGAGGAGAAGCCTTAGCTTTGTCAGGTGGTTTAAATAATGCTAGGTTAGCTCAATTAGATGCTAACAACAGAACATTAGCAGATTTAATAAATATTGGGCAAGGAGTTAATAGAAGCTCTTTAAGTGGTTTAAGCACCGCTGCTCAAAATGATGTCAGTAGGCAGAATGCTTTTACTCAAGCGAGAGCTGCGAATAAAGCCCAAAACAGGCAAATTGCAGGACAAGCTCTAGGTACAGCAGCTGCTATAGGTATGGCTTTACTTTTAATATAGATGATAAACGATAACGACTTAGGAAAAACTAACGTAAATCCGTTTGATGAAAATCAATACGGTAGTAATACTGGGTTCCGAAGAGCAACCACTGCAGAAAACTTTGCAGGGTTTTTCGGTCTTGGCCCAGAACGTAAAAGCGACGAGCAAGCTGCAAATGAGCTATCCATTCAACTTGGAAGTATAACTAACGCTAAACAGGATATTTTTGATGATGTACAAGATTTTAGTAAATTATCCTTTGACCAAGTAAAAGACAGCGGAGCGTTTAGAGATGAGCTTGCTTTTATGAATTTTAAAAATAATCTTCCAAAAAACTTTAATGATGTTACTCCTTCATTAGCTATAACTTTGGGTAAAGCAACTGGAAACGAAGGAGAGGGTATTTCAAATGCCAATAATTTACAAACTGCATTAGGTAATGAATACAAAATTTTTGGAAAAGGTAAAAGACTAGATTGGTTAGGATCTCAGTACGGTATTAATGAAGATGGTATTTACAGTATTACTAACCCTTCTATTAGAACCATGGGTAGAAAAGAAGATGGAGGCACTTTATTTTATTCTGCTGATATGACTACAAGTGGGGAAAATTTTGCTGATATGACGGATGAAGATATTGCTTCAGATAGAGCAAAGTTGGGAACTATGCAACAAGATTCAGCTGGAAAACCAATCACAACTAGTGAATATTTAGATGTTGCCTTTAAAGCTTTGTCTAGAGATAAAAGATTTCAACAACCGGGAGCCGCTCAAGTTGAGTCTATGAACAGGATAATTATGGATGACAGCGAAGAACAAAAGGAGTTATATGATCAAATTATATCTGAAAACACAGGCAGAGCACAAAGTCTTGATGCAGCAAAAAAAATTATAGAAATCGATAGACAAAAACAACCTAAAACAGACCAAGAATCAGTAGATGGGAGTGGGATTACATACACTACTCCCGGTGATATGGTCAAAGGACCTGAAATTAGACAAGCAAATACTAAGGAAGAAATTTTATCTTCGATAGAAAGCCTTAAAGCTAACCAAAAGCAGGCTGCAGGGTCTGGGGGGACTGTGACCTCGGCTGTTAGCCCTACAGGAGGTTTTTATGTAGAAGGGACTGCTACAGGAAAAAGAGAGGGGATGAATCGTTCTGAGTTAGTAGTTTACCCTAAGGGTTCCGTTTATGACCTGTCCAAAGACCAACTTAGTAGGTTTAGTATAAGAGAGCAAGAAAAGCTTGCTAGAGAGTCAAACGAACTCTCTAACAAAAACGCAAATATAATAGCAGAGTACACTGCGCCATTGATTAATCAGAGGATTGCCCAAGAAAGAAGAGCCGATCCAACTGGAGACATAAGTACTCAAGATAGAAAAGACAACATAAAAACAGTACAGGAATTTTATAAAGAAGTTAAGGGTACTAAGGGGCATAAGGAATTAGTAGATAGATTAAGTGCTAATCCTCAAAAGTTACAAGAATATTTAAATGACCCTTATGAGTTTGCTCTAAATAATGATCCCAAAACTATATTTGGAGAAGAAGTATCTCCAGCGGATGATAAAAAATTAAGGGACTCTTTAGGTCCTGCCTTAAAAGCTTTCCCTAAAATTAAAAAAGCTTTGGATGAGGGTAAACCCATAGAAGAGATAACAGCTTTAATAGATAGTGCTAAAGCAGATATTAATAAACAAGCTGATGATATTCTGTCTATACCTGCTGTAGCGGCAGGTAATCTTGGACAAGCTTCTCCTGTAGCTAGGTTTGCAGCTTTTATGCAACTAGCTGCTGAGTTACCTGATACCAGCCTTCTTAAGAAAAATATACTTACTCCTGAAAACATTCAAAATTTTCTTACCTATGGCACCTTTATTGCACCGAAAGAAGTTGAAGCACCAGAAATGGATAGAGGTGCTATTGATTCATTTGACTCTACTGTTGATAGTCTTTTAACCCTAATAGATGAAACTAAGCTATCAGCAGCGACTGGCAAGGAAAGAAAAGCGATATTAACTGAAGGAAATAACCAACTTGCATTAGCTAACAGTCAATTTATGAATTATTTACGAACAAACGAAGGTAGACGACAGTACCTATCAGACAGGAAGTTCCAAAGCACTGTACTTAAGTATCAAAATGCAAATGCTAGACTAATACAACAAAGAATAAAAGACTTAGCTAGTGTTAATATGGTTAGACGTATAATAGAAAAAATTCCTTTTGTCAGCAACTACAACAGAGATCCGGTCGCATTTGGACAGGTTGCTTCTAGACTAAGATATGACCCAGAGGCAAAACGATTTAGGATTCTGAATCCTGCAGGTGGGGGTAATGTGTCTTTTATTGAAGAAAAAGACATACTCAGTGCTGACGAAGGTGGAAAACCTTTACTTGAAGCTATGAAGAGAATGGCTGAAGTAAATCAATTTATAGAAACAGCAGGGCAATGAGGTAAGTAGTGTGCAAGTACCTCAATATATTCTAGATTCGCTTATTGCCGAAGAAGGTAATAAAGATTATGTTTACACCGATAGTCAAGGCAATCTTACTGCTGGTGTAGGTCACAAATTAGTTGGCGCTGAATTAGATCAATATCAAGATGGTGATAAAATCCTCCCCGGAGATAGCACCCAATGGTTTGAGAATGATGCTTCTCGAGCTTACGAAGCAGCATTAAAACAAGCCGAAGCACTTGGGTATGGAACCGACAATGAGAAATTTATAGAAAGACTTACTCATACCAACTTTCAGTTGGGAGAAAACTGGTGGAATGAAGATGTAAACCCTAGAGCTTTAAGAAAAACTTGGGCTGCCTTAAAGAGTAGAGACTTTGACTCTGCAGCAAAAGAAGCAATAGACTCTGAGTGGTTTTTACAAGAGTCTGGTAAAGATGTTAATCGAGCAGAATTATTTGCAGATTCTATCAAAGGCCTTGAAGCACCTACTGTGTTACCCCCTATTGAGCCCACACCGGATAGAAGAGTAGCTTCAGCTGGTACAGATTTAAGTGGTATATTTCTTGACTCCGAAGCTAGAGCCATCGAAGCTGCTGGGGCTTCTGTTGATTATGAAAGAACTCCTTTTGGGGAAAAAGCTAAACCAGATTCTTTGCTAGGTAAGTTTTTATACGGCGTTAGTGGCGGAATAGAACAAGCATCATCTGATTACAATACTTTTAAAGCAGCCGCTAATCTTGCTTTTGGAAGAGACGAAGCCGCACAAGAAAATCTAGCTGTAGCTCAATTTTTTGAAAGGCAAGCATCTGAATATTTACAACAGTTAACCCCTTTTGAAGATTTTTATAACAACCCTACTTTTGCCGGGGGGATTGAGCAAGTATTTGGTGGTGTAGGTAAGATCTTACCTCAAGCCGCAGAGACCGTTGCTAGTGCGATAGCTGGTGGTGGAGTAGGTTTTATATTAAAAGAAACTTTAAAACATAGCGGTAAAGCAGCTGTAAGACAAATGACTAAAGAAGCTTTACGAAAATATAAAATGGCTGGCGGAGGTACTGCAGGTTTAAAAGCTTTATCTCCTGAAGAAAGAGTACTTTTGGAAGAGAGTTGGAAGCTAGGTAATCGTTTAGTAAAAGGTGGAGGTATAACAGGTGCTTTTCTACAAGAATATAAAGTAGGAACTTCACAATCTCTTCAAGAATACCAAGAGGTGGGTAGAGAGTTAGGTAAACCAGAAGCTTTTGCAGCTCTTGGTTTAGGTTTACCACAAGCTGTTGTTGGAACTGCAGCAGAAGTTTTCTTTGCTAAGTCTTTATACAGTATGGCTCTGCGTAAAACTCGTTTAGGTAAGATAGTATCTGCAGGTGATAAAAATCCAGAATCTCTTAGTGGCTCAGATAAAGCTCTTTATACAATTTACCAAAAATACCAAAAAGGTGGTCAAAAGGCCTTAACTAATTCAGAGCTTGGTAAATTACAAAAAGCACAAAAAGACCGTAATTACTTTTCAAACTTTGCCAGAGACATGGCTACTTTGGTTGGTATAAGTACCGTAACAGAGGGTACTGCCGAAGGTATACAAGAGGGTATTACTATAGGACAAAGATTTGCTATTGATGAAGATTACGATGCGGCGGATGCAAAATTAAGATTCGCGGAAGCAACTTTCTTAGGTGCTTTTGCAGGTGGTGGAGTTCGAGCGATTCCGGGTGCCGCTGCAACAAGTATTTTTAGGCAGGCTAGAAATGCTCTTGACGATAGCTTTGATTACCGCGCTAGAAAAGAAGAAGAAGATTCTCGTATTGGTTCTTTGTCTGATTTTAAACCAGAATCTGAGTCATCTTTTAACGCTCAATTGGACACAGTTTTAGATTCAGATAATAGAAAAGATACTATTTTTGTAAGAGAACAAGACCAAGGTAGGTACAAAAATTTTGAACAAAGACTGACAAATACTCCTAACCTTAGTTCTATAACTATACCGGGCCAAGGTACTGTGTATAGTACGCAAGCTGCAAAATTAAATAAATTTAAACCCTTTCAAATAAATTCAACAGGGAGAAACTCTGATAGGTTTGAGGCTACATTAGCCGCCGCCTTGGGGTACTCTGAAGTAAGAAACCCAAACCATAATAGTGTTTTAGAGGTTGTAAACAGAAAAGGCCAAGTAGTTTGGCAGCAAAGTATGGACACTAATAAAAGAGCCGAAGCTGTTGAGGCTGCGAACACTTTATTTAGAAAAGGGGGTTTAGGACTTAGAAATTACGACGAAGTGTTTGCTGAAGGTACTAAAGCAAAGCCTAGAGCTAATGAAAAGTATTTTATAAGAGAAAGAGACCCAGAGACCAGTATAGAAGAAAGGATAGCTTCAGTTGCTATTGAAAAAGTAAATGAGAAAGAGGAAGAGGAAGAACCAGTAGTACGTAAAAGTACCATAGATGATACGGACACTGATGATTTTGAGACAGCGCAAGCTCAAGCAGAGGGCCGTGATGTTGATAGTCCTGACACAACGCAAACAGAAGGACTTGATTATGAGACTCAACAACAATCTGCACAAACTGACAAAGTAAGAGAAAGCGATAGGGGTTTTGTAGAAGTAGAAGGCAGACCTAATGAAAAAGGCACAGTGCGTTTAGCTAGTACAAGTGGACCTCAAACTACAGATGCAGAAAGAGGAATAAAAAGTAAACCACAACCTGTTGGTTCTTTAAAACCAATTCCTTTAGGCGCTTTAATACCTTTAGATGATCCGCTTAGGCAAAAATTTAAAACTAAACAGCTAGTTAAACCATATACACAAGAGAGTATAGACAATGTTAAAAGGGCTCAGCAACAGGTTATTGATTATCTTGAAGGAGGAAAAGATAATGTAGCAAAAGCCCCACTCACTCCCAAAAAACAAGCCATTGTTAATAGTATTAACCAAACTTTAGCTACGTTCTTTTTAGGGCTTGTAAAACAAAACCCAGATAAAAACTTCGATATAACCCAACAAACAACAGAAGATGGACAAGTAGAAAATAGAATAGTAGTTGAAGCCACTTCAGAGAGTCGTGCATTTGACCAAGAAACTGCTTTAAACATAGTTACTCGAGGTTTTAATCGAGCTGATAAATATGGTAATCCCCCAAAAAAGACGGAAGGGGAAGAGGAGCCAAATAACAAAAAACAAAAACACAAAAGATTCCCTACTGGGAGTCCAAAAGGGCAACAAGCATTTAGATGGGAGCTTGCTCCTGCAGGTAGCGGTCAGGTAAGAAGTCTTACTGCAGAAGAACTAGGACCCCCAAACAAAGCACCTATCAAACCTACAGACCTAGGTAATAGGTACCTAGCTATGAATGAGCTTTTAAAAGCTGCTCGAGAGTTAGATCTACAACAAGACCCTAGTAATACTAAAGATTACAACACTTCTCTTGTTGATGGTTTTAACCTAATGCTAACAGACGTATTACAAGGCTTTGAAGTAAATGGAGTACGTCAACATATTCTTTTTAGAAAACTAGATGGTACTAAATTTGCAGACGGTAATGATTATATTGACATTACTGATTTAGCTAAAACACAAACAACTCCTACAGAGGGAACTCCGGGATTACAACCACCAGATATACAAACTGATTTAGATGCAGTAACTAATCTTATAAATAATAAAAGACAAAGGTTTCAAGAAAGAGTTAAGAGTGAAATAGCGGAAAGAAAAGCACGTTTAGAAGAAGAAAAAGAAGCTGCGTTAAGAACACCTTATAATACCAACGAGGAGTTGGTTGCAACTGTAAAACGTCTTGATAGACAGATAGCCGAAGTTGATGCTGCTGAAGAAGGAGCTGTAGAAAAAGCCCTAAGAGACGACGATGAAATTAAAGCTGCTCTTGAGGCAATAGCCGCTCAGACAACGGTTGCTGCTAGACCACCTACACAACAACCTACTGCTGAGGCACAAGACATAAGTAATCTACCAATTTGGTTTGATATGTTTAGACAAGAGCAAGGGGAACCAGCTGTTTATTCTACTTTAAGAGAATTAAATGAAATCGCCCCTCCCGAAGAAACAGAAATAGCTGTAGCAATAAAAAGTTTACTTGGTAAGATTAAACAGGCAGATACTATATCGATACCAAACAGAGCGATAAGTGTAGGAAAAAATTCTACTGAATCTCAAAATGTTGATGGCAATTTAGTACCTACCGTTCCTGCTGTACCAATGAATCCAGATATAGAGTTAACACTAGTAGGACGTGAAGGTATTCCTATCGAATTCAAATTAATACAACCTAAATTAAATAAAGATCAATATGCATTTAAAGACCTTCCCGGTATGCCGAAAGATCCAATTTTACGAAGAATATTAACTCCAACAAGATTCTCAAAAGGCCAAGAAGACCCGTTTGCGGCTTTTCAATTTAGTAGAGGAGACATAATACCTTCAAAAGAAAATCAAGAAAAAATATTCATTTTAAATTTTTTAGAGAGTATACAAAAAGGAGATGAATTTAGAATTCCAAGTATTACTCTTAATTATGTTAATAACTATCTTAGAGAAAAAAACTTTGACCCACCAATAAGACGAGGTGTGGTAAGAGAAGGCGTGGTTGAAAGATTTGTTGGAGGAACAGAAGGTAGAAGTCTGTCACCTAGGGCTAGGAACCTTGAAACTGTACCTCTAGATAGCCCTCCGGGAGATGATGTAGGTCCAATTAGAACTATGCAAGCTGAAATAGGAGTACAACGGGGGGATAGCCCAATGAGGTCGGTACGTAAAGATCCGGCAGAAACATATGATGTAAATTCTAAAGAATATGTACTACCGGGGTCACTCGAGACTAGTCTAACTGTAAGAGAACTTGGTTCCCTTTTTATTGACAAACTAAAAGCTGATGTAGGCATAGATAATGCTCGAGTTAGTTTTCACGCTTTAAATAAAATTGATAGCCTTGAGAAAGAAGGAAAGGGCATTAATGTTATGCGTAAACTAAATACTGATGAACATTACGGCAATCCTTTTACTCATTTAAAAACTAAAACTGCAGCTGAAGTAAAAGTAAAAAGTTTAGATGAAGCAGTGCAAAGCTATCGTGCTTGGCTGTTAAATGAAGAACATCAAGATGTAAGACCAAAACAAAGAGAATGGATTCAAAACCAACTAAAACAAGGTAAGTTAAAAGGACAAACTTTACTGTACTATTCTGGTGGTAATAACTCTAAAAACCACGCAAACGTTTTAAGAGATTTAGTTAACGGACCTCAACCAGACATAAGGATAGATTTAAGTGATTTAGTAGACATTGAGCAGTTAGCGGGCAGGATCTCAAGATTAAATTTACCGGGAGGTTCAGCTGTAGCGTATGAAAGTTTAAGTAGCCTAGCGCTTGAGTTCGGTGTAAATCCAGAAGTAGTAGGAAGTAGAGATTCTTTTGGAGAGGGGATGCAATTAAGCGAAGATAGCCCCGGTACCTCTGTACTAGATGTCTATGGCAGAATGTCTGGTCCTACAGAAATTGAGTCATCCATAATTGATAGCAGACCTACAGACGATCTTACTATAACTGTAGATGAACAACAGGACATGGCTGACAGAGCGAAAGAAATAAAACAACAACGAAGAAAAACTACTCCTGAAATAAGAGAAGTATTAGCAGAGCGTAGAGCAGGCACTATAGCTATTGATGACACCATTGATGGTATTGATACCAGAAATCAGGTGTTTACTGAGTCAAGCAGCCTTAAGAAAATGAATGCTTTCATGGAGAAGTATAAGAGTAATATTAAAAACTTTAGGGGTAATAGAACTGCTCTTTGGTTTGGAAAGGTTCCATATTCATATACTGGTACTTCACACCCCGCTCTAGCTATGCCAAAAGAAATGCGTGACTTAGCGTCTCAACTTTCCGAGATGTTTGGCTACCCTCCTGAGTATTTTAATAGTGTACTTATAAACAAATATGAAAAAGGTGCGAAAATTGCAGCACATAGAGATGATGAACCAATTTTTAAAACAGATGATGGAAACATAGGGGGTATTGCAACTATAAGTTTTGGTGGGAACGCAGCAGTTACCATAACAGATGGAAAAGACTCTAGAACAATAAATACTAGTAATGGTAGCGTTTATGTTATGCCTGAAGGGCGTTTCCAATTCTTATACAAACACGAGGTTGGACCTGCCGAATCACAACGTATTAGTTTAACTTTTAGACATCTTCCTGAGGTTGAACAAATAGATGATATTACAAAAAGGAATTTTGAAGTAGTTAATAAAAGGTTTGAATCTGCTACTACTGTAAAAGATATAGAAGGTAATAGAGTACCTTTAGAAAGATTTAAGTTTGGACGAACAGGTCCAGTACAATTCATACCTTCAAAAGGAGCCAAAACGGTAAGAGCTTCAGAAAGAATCAAATCATTTTTTAGGGAGGAGTTTGCAAAAGGTGGGCCAAGTTTAATTGATGTAATGGCAAGATATGTAACAAAAAATTTAGGTTACAACAAAAACACTATAATCCTAGATGCTGAAACCCCATACAAATTTACTTTAGCCGAGAATGCTGCTAAATACCGTGACCCGGATTCTGTAGAATCTGCTATAGACCAAGATAACAGATTAAATGCAAGGATCCAAAGAGAACAAAGAGAGCTTCTACAAGATGAAAACTCTACTGGTAAAATTATACGTTTTGAAAATGCTAATGTAATTATCATCCAAAAAACACCTTTGCAAAGTGAAACAGAGGCTAATGCAAGTCAGCTTAGACTTTTAGAAAGACGTTTTAAAGATTTAGGACATGAGTTTGGGCACGCCTTTTTATGGCAAGAACTTGGAGTAGTATTTAAAAAAGGCGACAAAGTAATTGGTGGTTTAGGAGATCAAGGGAATCAGTTTGTAATACAAAAATCCGATGGTACTTTGGTCCCAGTTAAAAACCCTATTTTTGAAAAACTGTATGCAGCTTACTTAGAAGATAGAGGAGAGGTATCTCAATATCAAGACCCAGAGTTTGGTTTTGAGGAGTGGTATGCAGATAAGTTTGCGGCTGAGATGTTTAACTTCCTTGAAGGTAAAAAACCGAAGAATGTTATAGAAAGCTTCTTCCACCGTATAATTAAAAAACTGCAAGAGTTTTATAGAAGTTTAGGCGCAGAGGCACAAAAACGTTTTGGACAAGTACCTCCTGAGTTTCAACAGTATATGCAAAATGTAAGAGATATTTTTAAACAGAATTTAACTCCACAAAAAGTTTCACGACCGGCAAAAGCTTACTATGAAGCTAGGAAGAGTACGATAGAAGCCGCTACTATATTTAATAATATTGGGCAGGCTACTAAACAGGGAGTAAATAAAATAGTAAGTACCTATAAAAACAAATCAGCTCGTGAGATTTGGGGTTTACGTTATCTTCTTTATCCTACAGATAATTTAATGAAGTATTTTGAGAAGAAAAATCCACAAGTTGCAAAAGCGATACGTACATTACGTGAACAAATGTATACCCGTTCTAAAGAAAAAGCAGGTTCTACTCCAGCGTATTTAAACGCGCACGCAAAAAGGAACAACAGTTTCTTTACTCAATTTTTAAATATATTTGATTTAAGTAATACTAAATATCTTTCACCAACTGAAAAAGAAAATATGAATGAGGTTCTTAAAATAGCGGAAGATTTTGAAACAAATCCATTTAATGTGTTAGCAGAAAAAGCTAAAGCTAATCCAACAAGTGCGGAAGGTAGGGCGCATAGAGTTAGGTTGTATCTTAAAAATTTCCACAAAGCTTTTCTTGAACCTTTGGGTATTCCTTTTAATCAAAAATATTTTCCAAGGGCAATAGCAATATTTGAGATAATTAATGATCCTAGTAAACAAGATAAGTTGGTTGAACTTTTAACTGAGTATAATCAAGAAGCACTTCAAAGAAATCCCCAACTAAATTTTAGAAAAGTAGTAGATAAATTATTAAGCGAAGATGAGGCTACTTTAGATGAAGTGGATGAAAATGAAGGGGATCTTACCGACCTCGCAGTTGGTGGCAACAGAAGAAGACAACAATACTTTAAAAAGATACCAAGTTCAGCTTTAAGAGAGGCTGGTTTATTAAAAGATGCAACAGAGGGTATGCGAGAGTATTTAAATAGTATGGCAAAAAGAATTCAATACAATGAATCTTTTGTAGTTAATGTAAGATCTATTAGCCCAGAGGCCAAAAGCATATTAAAGAGTAAAGGTATAGTAATTAAACAAGCAGAAGCAGATGCAGGAGTAGTTACAGGTTGGAAAGCGTTAGAAGCAAATTTAGCAGAAATAGAAGCAGTAGACCCTAAACTAGAAGCAAAAGTAAGACATATTGTAAGAGGACAACTAGGTAAAGCAGGTCAAGATATGTCGGCTGGTTTTAGAAATACTAACAGTTTCTTATTATTCTTTAACGCTGTAACTTTACTTACTCTAGCTCCATTAGCTTCGTTTCCGGATTTAGCTGGGCCAATGATTCATGGTGGTGATTTTAAAGGTTTTTCCGATGGAGTTAATTTTGCTAAAACTTATGCTTTTGGGGGTAAAGAGGGTAGGCAAAGAGCTAGACAGTTTGCTTTAGATTTAGGTGTGATTGCAGCAGACTCTTTAAGTCTGTATTACATTAACGCAGCAGAACAAAATTACATGAACCCTATGTTTAAGAAAGGTACGGACTACTTCTTTAGGTTTACTGGGTTAGAGGCTTACACCCAGTTTACTAGAATATTTGCTGCACAAATGGGTAAACAGTTCATTATTAGAGCAGCAGAAGGCGCTAAGAAAGGCGACAAGTTATACGCAGAACAGCTTGATGCTTTAGGAGTTACTCCTGAACAAGTAGAAGCAGCACAGGCCGATGATTTTGTATTGACAGGTAAGCTTGGTCGAAAACATGTTGCTGTTAGAAGCGCGTTAGGTAAATTTGTAGACGAATCAATCGTACGTCCGAATGCTGCAGAAAGACCGGGTTGGGCTAACAACCCATATTTTGCTACTGTTTGGCAATTAAAATCTTTTTATTATGCTTATGGAAAAACAATAGTAGGTGGTATAGGTAGAACAATACAACAGCGTTACGGCGCAGAAGGTATACCTTCTGCAATGGTGCCAGCTATTATGGGAGCTGCGCTGTTATTACCTTTAACTGCACTTGGTTTAGAGATAAGAGAACTTGTTAAGTTTACTTTGAGCGGTTTTGACGCTTCTAAATTTAGGACTAACCGATTAGATTGGAGTAGTTACATGGGTGAATTAATTGATAGGGCTGGTGTATTAGGTCCTTTTGGATTACTTATTCCTATGTATGAATCACAAAAATATGGAGATTTCTTTCTTGGACCTGCTCTTGGACCTAGTTTTGAAAGGGTCGAAGACTTATTATTGGACGGAGAAGTTAAACAAAATATCCCTGTTTTTGGGACGCTTATTTGATTATAATGAGGTAAATTATGGCTTATTCATCAACAATTAAACTAGTGGTAGGTGACACTCTACCTGAGTTGAACTTTACTTTAAAAGACAGTAACACTGCAGCTGCCGGTAAAACGCTGGACCCCGATGAT